CCGGTGTTTGGACAAGTGTTTGGGTAAGCGTATGCATAATCCCCATCTTCAACCTCATAGAAGTTATCCTCGAAGGTATCACGACTCATGAACACTACTTCGTTCCGATCAGAGTTATCTGCGTAGAGGAAGTTGATGACTATGAACTCCTCTTCTCGGCTCAGCATAACAACGCAGTCTTCCTGAAGGAGTGCAGAAACTACTGCTTCCACATTGCCCTTATCCTTGAAAACCATTTCTGTTTTTGGTATAATATCAACCATTCTTCTTTCTCCTTGTCTGCTTCGGTTCCGAAGCCATCTGGTTTGTAGGCGCGGATTTCCTAGGAATGAACTCATCCATCAGATCGTGGAAGAAATCCTCAACAGTCTCATTAGTAGGAAACTCCTTATCAATCCATCCTCTTGATTTACAAATACTTCCATCACTGGACTCAATCACGGCCAGAGCATAAGCCCCCGGAAGCCCTATGACTTCATCCTTAATCTTTAAACTTAACCTATATTCCATAATGTAGCCAATCCTCAATGTTGTTCTGTTAAATATTTACTGTGACATTTGCGTGACATCGCACTACTTTTCATCTCGTTCAAGTCAGTAATTACTAGGGTTCTGAGGTATTTACGAAATCTGTCTCTGACTCCGTATGTGAGGGTTCGAATCCTTCTCCCGCTGCCACTTAAAAAGGTTCCGAGATTTGATCAAATCGATTAGATCTCGGAACTTTTTTGCAATATATGTTCTAAACGAGATCAACTTTAGTTGTTAAAATGATACAAAATTCTACAAGAAATCTATCGAAATATACAAGATGTTGTGCCATTGGCGTGACATCTGCGTGACACGAATCCGTTCGGGGTAAGTTTCTTTTCAGCCCATGGCTAAACGAAGATTTTCTGAGGAAATTTTTTTCGCAGTTTCAGGCAGTTGCTGCTCGGCCATATACTCTGCGTAAATCCCCATTGTAATGTCCGGAGAGGAATGCCCCATAAGATATTGAGCTTCTTTCGGAGTCATCCCATTTGCGATCCACCGGGTAGCGCATGTGTGCCGGAGCTGATGCGGTGTTACATGGAAGTCCAGGGTAGCGTTCACATGGTGTCCTGTCGCTGGTCCTCCGATGGTTCGATACTCCACTATTCCCCACATACTACGGAAGGATTCTGCTGAGAGAAAACTACCGTCCCTTGTGTGGAAGATATACAAGGATTTGGATCGCTTCTTTTCCTGTAGGAGAATATCGTAGATCTCCGGAGACATCGGTATCTTCCGGTGTGCGGCTTCCGTCTTCATCATATCGTTGACCTCACCCTGTCGATTGGATATCGGCCAGACGATAGATCTCTGTACATGGATTATCCGATTATCAAAATCCAGATCTTTCCACATGAGTCCGGCAGCTTCTCCTTTACGAAGACCGCTGAACAGGCAGACCACAATAAACGGATAAACCCTGGTTCCCTTTGTCGCTTTCAGTAAAGCTTCGCATTGCGCATCGGTAAGGGCTTTAACCTTTTCCGGATTATCTGCTGTCGGCTTCTTATTGAAAGTAGGGGAGCGAGGGATTATATCATTCTCAATCGCTTTGGTAAATACAGCGTTCGTGTAATTCAGCACCTTAGTCTGGGTACTCTTGGAAAGATGAGAGATCCTAAGCAGCATCCTGTCTATATTAGCTGGCTTGATCTCACGGATCTTCTTATTACCCAGCTCCGGGAGAATGTACCGATTGAATACCCCTTCCGTGGATTCCTTGGTACGAGTATGCAATTTCTTCTGAGCCATGTACTCCTGCAGCCAGATATCAGCAAGTTCCCCAAACGTGGTATTGTTTCCTATATCATAGCCGCACATGATCTTGCGCTTCGCTTCGTCTCTTTTCTGTTCAGCCTCCTTCTTAGTTGCTCCATCGAAGTACTTTCTTGTTCCATCCGGGAGCGTCATGGATACTCTGATCCGCTTTGCTTTCTTAGTTGCCATAGTTGTCCTCCTTCAACAAGTAGGAACAACATGGAGGATTGTTGACTACCTCCATATTGTACCGTGGACTTTTGGCGATTGTCAACGTAATTTTTGTTACGTTTTTCAATAGTCGATTCTATATCGACTGAAAGTGTAGTACCGACTTTCTCTGTCATGCCCTCGCAGAACTTCTATCTCATCCTTACTGGAAAACAAATCTGCCATTTTAGAAACCTTCTTACCTACCTTTAAAGAGGAATCAATCCCTTCTCCGGCAGTATGAAATGATTTTAAACAGGCATCGTAAAGTTCCTTTGCTGATACTTTCCATTCAACAGGATCCATATCCGTTTCCTGTTCCAGTTGATTTAAATGATCCTTGACAACACGTACTACAGGATCTTCCCGGTAATTCCGATCTTCTTCAGATTCTCTTACCTGCTTCTCCGATCCGAGATTCTCCCACCGATAAGACATCTGATTAAAGGTCATCATGTAAACCTGCTTATCAATATCTCGCCCGGTGAGTTCAAGCTTTGCCTGGTCATCATCCCATTTCTTCTTGGACATACCAAAAGCGTAGTCGATAGCACCGGACAGACCATTGGTCCCGCTGATGTTTCCGATCAGATCGTTTGGATCTATGATCTTTCTGGTATGGTGTACAAGAAGAATAGAGATATCATTCTTCAAAGCATACTTCTGAATCTTACCAGCATCGTTATAGTCGTTGGAGTATGCACCCTCAGATTTCTTTGCGGGTGGTCTTACCTTCTGGAGAGTGTCAATCACTATGAACTTTATCTCCGGATACATTTTGAGATAAGCATCGATCTCATCGAAGAGACCGTCATTCATAGTAGGCGCATCTTCCTTGTGGTAAAACCAGGCGAGTTCTTTGTCTGAACCGGAGACTTCATCCAGACGATTCTGAATTCGGCGGTCGTTATCTTCCAATGCATAATAGAGGACTCCGGCACGAGTTGTCTTCTTCCCAAAGAAGTCTCTTCCTGTTGCTATTGAGATCGCGAGGTCCAGAGCAAACCATGACTTGCCAAACTTCGGAGGAGCAACAACCATACCTAAGCCTGTGGTAACCATATCCTCAACAAGGAAGACAGCAGGTTTAATGTATCTGCCGAGAAGTTGATTTCCGTTTTCCAATGGGGGAGCAAGTTCTTTTTTCTTGGATTCGCCCAGATCACCGAAGTCACTATCCGCAGTAAACACATCATATGGGATGTACTCACCCTTCCTGTAACGGGTGCAGATCGAATGCGCTATGGTTTTAATATCCCTGTTGGGGAGTGGCGGTACACAATGCTCATCATTGTATCTGGTGATAGCTTCCAAAAGAAGATCATCATCGAAACCAAACTCCCGCAATTTCGATCCGTACTTGAACACAGATATGTTTCTGCTGCCCTCAGTAATCTGGGATCCGAAATCAAAATCTTCTGTGTCGGATGATACCTTATCGGAGGAGGCAACAGGAATCTCATAGTCTTCCGGGTCGATACCATCCAGAAGTTCATCAGGATCTACAGGAACTGTTCCACCCTGCCAGTACTGGTAATCTGCGTCCAGTGATACGGAAGGCCAGAACATCAATCGCTCCGGCTGATCGGTAGTCTCATCGATGGTATCCGCACCGACCCATGACTTCGCAACCCCAATCAGCATGCGATATTCTTCCGCAGTAACTGGACGGGTTAGAGGGAAGAGCCACCGGAGACGAGGCTGTTCTTCCGTACTGGTATGCGTGGTATGAACGAAGAACGTGTAGTCATAGCAGCATTCGTAATCATCCACATCGTGGCTGGTTGCTTCATCTGCATCAATGGTTAGAATGTACCGACACTTCAGAAGAGTCTTGTCACGTTTGCCGTTCTCAAATTCTCCGGCAACATAACCACCGACGTCTTTAATTTCAGTACGGTCTTCATTAGAAGCCTTCTTATAATCCTCAATAGTCTCCTCTGTTATCACAGGAGACTTTAGCCGTTCGACAAGATCTTCCCACGTAGTATGTTTGATCTTGCCGTTCGGCTTTTTTCTGCTGCTGAATTCTGTAATTACAATATCCACAGCAGCCTCCTTACTGTTCGGGCTTCGATAAATAATCACAGGCTTCCATACCATATTTATTTTTGATACGAAGCATAGACACAAACGGATTCCATCCGCACTCTGCGCAACGATTGGGGTCATCACAGGCTACGCATTCATGGTAATAGCAATCCGGTAGATTATCAAAAGGCCCCTGCCAACCAGGTTCTATTTTGTATTCATCATTCATCTTTTACTTTTACACCTTCGATCTGGAACCACAATTTCAAGTTGTTAAGGCGACGTTCCAGATCAGCCACCTTTCGTTGGAGTGCATCTCGCTCCTCGGAAACTATTTCCAGTTCCCTACGGAGACGAACTATTTCACCGACAGAACCATAGATAGTATTAATGTCCGTTTGCCTTTTTGTCTGTTCCTCAGATAATTGCAAACGGAGATCTCCCTCCAGTTCTTCTATTCGCTTGTCCTTAATACGAAGCTTCTCTTCATAGCCATCCACAAGTTCCTGCCATTCCTTCTTGGTTATACCGCTATGAATTATTTTTGTCTTTGCTCTCATACTTCGGATCTTCCTCTTCTCTTACCCTCCAGTACTCATCCAGCAGTTCTTGTAAATATCTGGCTGCTGTACCGGGGGCATAGGTAACAATGTCTGCAAGATAACTCCCTCTGGGTATCCAGTGTATATCGTCCCCGTCCTTTGAATAGATGTGTGTACCAGCAATAAACGGATAGAACATTACCAGATCGGAGGGCTTCTCGATTCGAACAGGACGATCATCCCCGCCATATGAATAAAAGATCTCTGCACCCAAACGCTTATAGCATTCATACGGAGTCTCACCCGGCACACAGGCGATCATGCCGAACCAGTCATAGAGGTCGCACTTGCCGCTAAATTTACTCATATGCTTTCAGCACCTCCGCCATCTTCTTCGGAACATCCTTTCTCCTGATGCCCCGTTCAACTACTTTTCCGTCAACGACGATCCTGAACTTATCTCCAGGCTCCGGTAGAAGTTCCAGCTTACCGTAACCTGTATAGTGAGGCTCACTCATCGGCAGTATCCTCTGCTATATTCTCCAATGCACTGATCTCGATCTCCCCTCCGCAAGCTGCATACCCTGCGAGGTCAATCCAGTTGTCAGCTTTGGCGTGACCGGAGGCGATGCGGATGAGCTTTAACAAAGCAAGCATGGCGGCGACATCTTTAGCATCCAAAAGTCTATGCCCAGTTCTTGCAATGTAGATGTTCCACATAGCAGCGATGGAAAGAAAATTTGTTTCCGGAGTACCGTAGTCCTGCTCACGATCACCGTTAACACACTGGAGCGCGCGTTCAAGAATATCTTGTCTAGTCATCTGTTCAATACCTCTTCTTTATATTTTCCAGTTTCATTCACCCAGGTAGCGCATGCTTCGAGGGCTTTGTTGTGGTCATAAAATAACTTCCGCTGGGAGAGTTCCTGCTTATCCCGTAGTATCAGGAGGATCATATCCCAGCTCGTACCCATGATGTATCTTCGCCAGAGAATGTCCTTATAATAAGAATCGATTTCCGCATCTTTTATAAACTGCCGAATTACATTTCGTTTCCGCTCTACGATCTCTTCCCACTTATGGAGACTGGTCTCCGCATCTCCCAGATTTGCAAGAGTCGCGTTCCGATCAGAACCTCCACCGCTTGGCATACCTGTTATTGCCGTTGTGGTTTTTGTCGCAGCCTCATACATCGACAGATATTTATTCCTCTGGTCTTCAGATAAGGAGGAAAAGATAAGTGCGGATTCGAGGAAAGATCTTACAGCTTCTGAATTAACTCCCACAGTTTTCTCTCTCCTTCTTCACCCCAGAAATGAAAAGCTCTATCATCAATAAACAGATGAGCAATTACCTTACGAGGATTCTGTCCCGTATTCTGTATAGTTTCAGGGACATTATCATTGACCGCATCGAACTCCAGACCATAGTCCTTACACCACTCCAGAGCCTCATCCAGATAATGACCCTCTCTGGAAGTCCATAGGATCAGCTTAACTCCCATAGTCTGAGCCAGCTTTAGGAGCTCAATCAGATTTACATTAGGCTTTCCTATGTTGGGCCATGTACCTCCGGTAGTGAGTGTGCCATCAAAATCAATCGCCCAGATCTGGGTTTTCTTCTCCGTCTTTTTTTCTTTTTCCTTTTCGCGCTTTTCTTTTTTCTTCTGTGCCTGAGCCATCAGCTTCAATCCCTGAATCACTGCCGGGTTCGTTGAGTTGATCACATACTTTGGCACTGTTGTCTTTTGCATTCTGCTCCTCCATGTACTTCTTGTAGTCATTGTGATACCACTTAAGGACATCCTTATCTTTTAAACCGTGGAACCAATAGAGGACAGCAGAGTCCTCATCATAAAATCTAGGGTGGTCATCCATATACATGGCCATCGCTACCCACGAGGGGCCGAAACCATACTCTACTGGGCTGTCGCCGTTGTGCTTTTCATATAGTCTCAGATCCGGATACATCCACAAACCTCCAATGTAGTTTTCCTGCCGTACGTCGTTGCCCGTTACAGCATTTCGATATGCTCTTTCTGTTTGTTCCTGTCTGTCTACCTGCCTCGGATATACAGCGGAACACTTCTCCCGTTTCAATACACTGCACCGGCTTATTAGTAGGCATGTTTTCACTGATCTTTTTCCGTGTCGCTGGAGCGATAGGAGTATGCCGATTGTGCGCAGCTTCCGATAGTTTCTTCCTTACCTCTTCTGATTGGCTATTCCAGGATAGTCCACCATCCGCGATGTTGTATCCACCATGAGCATGGTCCTGTGTTTCAAAGGATGCGATATAGTACGTCTCCAAAAGATTGGCGGTATCAATATCCACACCCTCTGCTATGATTTCTGTTTCGATGTTATCCCAACCATACTTCTCAATAGCTGCGGTCATATACTGGTTGTGCGGATATCCTCGTTTGATTCTATCCGCCAATGGTAGGGAAGTGATGCCAATGTAGGATTTGCCGCTCGGTGCAGTGTGCTTATAAACGGTATATGTATCAGCCAACTTTACTGAGAGCTTCCTTTACCTCGTTTAATTCAGCCACTATGTCCTCGTACTTCTTGTCGAGGTCCACCCAGTAGTTGTTTTCAGCATAACCGGACCAATCATCATAGACATATGTATGACCTTTCTCAATAGCATTGCGAGGAAGTCCACAGCCGCAATAGCTTTCAACATAATCAAGAAGGAGTCTTGCTTCCTGCTCCTTAACAATATGAATATAGATACAACTATCAAAAGCTCCGGCAAGATCACTCATGTCTAAAGGATGCTTTTCATCATCGAGCAAAACAACGCTGCTCGTATCCTTATACACGGCCTCATACTCAAGGCATTCTTCCTCAGTATCAAACTCTGTTCCATCATCAGAGATATAGGTTGTTCTAATTTCCATTCTTTATATATCCTTTCAATGCATCCAGTAAGGACTTCTGTGTTGCGTTCTTACTCTGTAAAGCCTGTAGTACCTTCTCATCCAACGTACCTTCGCAGATAATATGATGGACAATAACCGGATGTTCCTGCCCTTGTCGATGCAACCGGGCTATCGACTGCTGATAATTCTCTAAGGACCAGGGTAAGCCAAACCACACCATGATATGCGAACCCTCTTGTAGATTGATTCCATACCCGGCGGAAGCTGGGTGGCAGAGGAGCATTGGTATCTCTCCGTTATTCCATCTCTCGATATCCGCGCTGCCTTTTAGCACTACCGCTTCCGG